CGGATTTGTCGCTGAAGAATATCTCTTATGTCCCACTCTCATGAATGCTTTGATATCGGAAAAACTTGGATATTTTGATTGTAAATTATGAAGTAGATGGTCAGGGTCTAAGTGACAAGATGCACATGCATTATCTCTTGCGAATACTCTTGTAGACCTTTTATATCTTTCACTTTGAACCAATACAGCAGAAAGGTCTTTCTCCATATATGTTATTCTATTATCCATGTCTGGCATAAGTAGAAAAATTAGATATACGAGAAGTGCAATGATGACGTAGATGAATGATTTGCTTGCGACAATCTGGTCTTTGTTCGCAAGTTCTATTTGCTGAACTTCTTCAACCTTTTTATCTATCTCTTCAATGTCGTGTTGAAGTATTTTTTGGTCTTTTCCGTTTGCTTGTGTTTTTTCTTGTTGTGCCATAATCTATTTCCTCCCCGCTTCATTCAACTTTTTAGTAATTTGTTGTTGGAACCACTTCAGTACAATAGGAATACTTACATTAGATGTAAGTCCAAACAAAAACCCGATGGGAAAACGATATTGAATATACTCTTGAAGTTGAGGAACATTTGTGAATACTATGGTAATCAACAAATATCCTGTAAGCGACATACCAATGTTAATTACCAGATCAAGTCCAACTAACCAACCATGCCCTTCGTATTTTTCTTTATTGTCTATTCTATAATTGAATAGAAAAATCCAAAATGATGAAAATGTAATAACTGCATACATCCACAAATCGGTAATATTAAATAAATCAACCATTTTCTTTTGTCTCTTTCTTTACCAACTTCAGTAAGTCAGCAGTACTGCCAACAAATAATGCATTAGTAATATTTTGAGCTTGGGTGACTTCCTGTCTATCTCCAGCATTTTCTAGTTTTTGTTTTTTTTGATGCAAATCCATTAATGTTTCTTGTGAATCGGTCATATTTTTGAGTAATTGACCAAACACTTCAAAGGCTCTAGGAGATTCTTCTGCTTTAGCAATTTCCAGAAGTTCTTCCATTGCATCTCTGCCTTTTTCAATTATGTCATAAAGATTTTCACGAGCATATTGAAAGTCATTATCTTTAGTATCATCACCATTTATAACAACAGGCACGTTATTATCTATAACTTGAACATTCATATCATTTTTGGGGGATTCTTCCCTTAGCTCAAGATGTTTTTCAATCCTTTGCTCCACTAATTTTTCAGTTTTCATTAACTATCTGTTCCAGCTACTGGATCATGTGTTTTTCCTTGAGGGAAAAATTCAAAGGTTTCACTAAATCCAAAGTCTTCATCTGTGATTGCGGTTGTATCTTCTGGAGCTACTGTAACTCTTGCCACAGTTGCACCAGCAGTAGAAGCTTCTTCTGATGCTTCCGTCAACAAACGTATTCTAGTGGAATCGTCAAATTCGTGACCATCCAATATCATAAAATTCTTACTATAAACTGTACTATCTTCTGACACAATATATATCGGTTCCGCTGCAGCGGCTTCTGACATAAGATGAGTATCTACTACAGAAGATGTAATAATCTTTGCATTGTCTACTACATTCGGATATAGAAACCCTTTCATAGAAAAGCTAAGTGTCCAGATGATAGAACGTCTTGTTGCAAAGTCACCTTCATATGTATCTTCACTAGAAACACTAGAAAGAACTAACGGAATATCCATTTTTACATCCATACCAGAAACGAGTTCCATTGTTATTGTGAACTCTGGTGTGAAAAATGGAAGCACTTGTTCTAGTATTTGTGTTCCATCCTCTGCATTTTTGACAAAGATGTAAAGAGAAAAATCATAATTATAAGGAACAGGATTGTATTGTTTTTTGAGTCCGGTAGTTCCAGCTTTAACATTTCGCCCAAGTGTATTGAGTTTCCTCGCACCATCATACGTCATAGATGTCAACTCAAATCCCATTCTTGGAACTGTGAGAGCAACAGCTGAATTGAGGCTTGGGTCAGAAGAAATCCGTGCTAACATCTTATCCTTCGGTCCGTAAGACAAAGGAATTTTCAGCACTTCAGTTACAGCATCAGAACTATTTGTTCTACGAACTTCTATGTTATTGAATAGAGTTCCAAATGCAACCACCATCTTTCTAGAAGTTTGGTGGTAAAAATAAGTTCCAAACATTACGGATTCTCTCCAAACGGATTACTTTCAGAAAAATCAAATACTGAATCTGCATCAATTTCAAATTGCTTGTTACTTGATGTCTTATCAGTTGTTCCATCATCCACCGACTGTAACGTAGTAGAAGTTTCATCTGTTGATTGCTGAACGTTGTATGTTCCAGTTGCTGTACTTGTTGCACCTGTCAGTATTTCAGATAGAGTAAATGAACCATTCATATTGATAAGATACAGATAACTTGTTACAGCATCCCATCGTGCAACTTCTCCTGTTATAGCAGATGTTGCTCCTGTAACAGTTTCACCGACTGTGAAAGTTCCCGATACACTAGATAATTCAAATGTGCGAACAAAAGATTGTTGTCTTTCCACTACATCTATGTCGTCAACTCCTGTATCCAATGCTTCATCGGAGTAAGTAAAGAGTTCACAAGTGAGGTCAAATGTGGGTAGCGCACCAGTTTGATAAAATGGTGTTTCGTGTTCAACAAAAGTTATCTGAAAGAGTTTATTGGTAAGCGGAAAGTGAATCAAATCTCCCTCTTTTGGGCGAGTTCCTATATCCAATCCCTCCCAAGCTCTTCGTGCTAAAGAGAAAACAATCTGGTCTCTAATCTCAAGACCAAACTTTGAAATCAGATCACCTTCTCCTTCAAAACCATCAACAGATTTGACGTACATCTCTATTGAATGAGCATCTTTAAATTCTGAAAGGGAATCTTCACCAAGTATAGTATCTTCGTTTATCAGTGTTCTAGGAATGTAAGAAACATCATGGCCATATACTTGTATAGATTCTGTAACAAGTGAATGTAAAAGTTCCTGTTCATTCTTCGCATCAAAATTACGAAAATATGAATTAGTAGCCATTCGTTATCCTGCATAAAAATTAAGAGGTAACTCATACTTGAGCGATAATTCTTCATCTAATTTTTCTAGTTCACTATTCCCATCATCATAGATTTGTCTTCCATTCAATGTTACTCCGCCTGGTAATTGAATACCATCATATTTCATCAGATTTTGCCCCCATTGTTTTTTGAACAACGAAGTCGTATATTTTTTGAGAAAAATATCATTGTAGATTTCCGTATAAGTGCTTCCATCAATTTTTTTCAAAACCAACGCAATAACTGCATCTCCAATTTCTACTGCTGTATCCCAATCCATATCAATATAAAGTTTGTCTGTCAGTCTATTGAAACGAATTGTTCGTGTTTCTGCACTTGAAAATACCTGAGTCAACATAGAAAGATTCTGTCTACCCTGAACATAATTACTCAAACCACCACCTTCTTTCAGAAGATTGGGAAGTTCATTCAAACGAAATTGATATTCAAAAGAAAACATATCATTTGATGACAACCCTTTACTTACTGGTAGTATATCCTGTACTCCAATGATTGTGTCGTCAACGGTCAGTGCTTTCGTGTCAATGTTTCCAAATACAACTGCGGTTGCTTGTGTTCCGTGAACTGTTCCAGTTGCACCGGAAGTTCCCCCTGTAACCGTTTCACCAGAGACAAATGTATTAGCAGTTGTGTTAGCCGCACGAATACCGTTACCATCTTTGTGTGTCTTAAATGTTAAAACTGTCGCACTTGATCTTTCGTGAACAATTGCTGTTGCATTTGAGGAACCACCAGTAATTGTTTCTTCCGCGACAAATGTTCCTGTTGCAGAAGATGCAAAAGTAAGTGTACTTGGTGCTACTTGTTCAACTAAAAACGCTCTTTCTGTTCCATCAAAATGATACTCTTGGAATAATTGAACAGATTCCGCAATCATATCATCCATTTGTTCATCCGCTAGGTTTACATCGATAACTGGTTTACCAAGTTTTCGGAGACAATATTCTTGTAATTCTGTTGTTGATGCTGGTGATGTAGCTGACATATTTTTTATCCGTTGTTAATTTCAGCAGAAGCTTCTACTGTGATAAGTCCTTCTACGAGTCGTTCTTTGATAGTTCCTCCACTCTGAGTGTAGGTCAAACTGTAAAAGTATTTTCCCTCAGCGAGCAATGTTGTTTGTGTCGCCGTCAATGAGAAGGTACAATTTGCACCAGTAATAGAAGTTGTAAATGATTGGAGAGTGTTTGCGTAAGCGTGATTTTTTATCATTCCACCCGCAACCGTACCAGAGGAGATGGTCACGGCAGTAGAAGACGAGCTTTCTGCACCTATCGTCTTTTCAAAGGTAGCGCCTTGGTCTATAATGTAGTTCTGAGACTTTTTCTTTAATGTCAACGCCATATTTTATCCGTTCTGAAAAACTATTTGTATATATGTGAATCAGAGCAAAGAGCAAACTTTACTCTGTTAGTATTTATCATCACATACATTTATAACAAAACGGAAGTGGTTGTTATAGTATTTTTGTCTTTTCGTGTCCTATTCGGAGATTAGGGTCAACCCATACGTCAAATCCTGCTTCTTTTGCTCTCAAGCAAAACTCAACGTCATCCCAAACGAACTCTTCCCAATTATACTGAGGCCACTCTTGTTTTCGTGGGTAGAAATAAGGATATTTCATTTTCTCAAATACACCATACTTGACCAACATCCAACCCATACCAGTATAATCGGCTTTAAAGAGTTTTCCTTTTTTCTTATCTATGGTTTTTTGATTTAGAAACGGATAGTGCATCCACTGTTCAAAGAACTCTTCATCCATTGTCTCAACAGTTGCATAATTTACGTTGTCACTCATCTTGTAAATACCAGATACTATGTCTTTCTCGTGGTCAATAAGTTTGAAAAAATCTTCGGGTTCAAACACCATATCGGAATCAATCCACATAATATAATCATAATCAGTTTTTCCACCAAATGGTTTTTGGTCTACTCCTAAATGTAACGACACTCCAAGACATTTAGTTCTTGCGTGATAGATGTTGCAGAGATAATGCTGTGAGAGTGCGTAAGAAATTTTGTATTTGGGGAGTTCTTCAAGGAGTTTAGTCCAGCATTGTAAAAATCTGCCGGAGTAAGATGCTCCAGGCAGACAGAATATA